TCTATACAATAGTTCATCCCAAGTATGTAAAGTATATGCTTTCAACAAATGTTCCAATTTAAGCTCTTTAACATAATTTGCTAACCTATGGGACCATTCGGAGAAAACTTCTCTACCATGTAAGAAGAATGCTTCATGCGCACCTTTTATTTTTTCCATAAGATGTTCTTCTTCTGTTAAAATTGATTTAGTATGGCGCAAATGTAAGTTTTTAGATATGGAAGACATATCTAAAGGACCAACATAAGTGCCTAAATCTTCTTCATACCTAAAGGTACGTTTAAGAAAAGAAACTTTATCCATAGTAATATAAGGAACACTTTCAGCATTTTTATCAGCCATAGTATAAGTTATACCCATCTTTGCAAGCACATTGCTTAATGCAGTATGATTAAACCATGGTACATCATCAGAAACAGATTTAAAATCGTCATCACCATAAGTAACTAAACGAACGTGATTACGAAATTCTCGAATAATATCTTTAATTTCATTATCTGATAACGTGGGGTTAAATTTCGGATGTAATAAAACCCACCCAATGCGATTATTCGCACTATTATGCATGCCATTCACTATTACAGTTAGCGGTTGGCCAGACGCATTTTTTCCACGCACGCGAATCACTTCTCCAAAGTAATCCACCATAAAAAAGACAATGTCTAGTGCACACACCTTCATAGTAGTAAGAACAGACGGTTCTATTCCACTCAATTCATAAAGTTTAATTATATTATTGAATAATTTCAAATATAACCTACACATAAATGAAGTGTCAAAACCTTTGTAATCACCAGCTATAAACTTAGATCTTCCAGTAGTAATACGCTCATACAAAATATGCCATTCTATAGATGCTGCATCAATACCAACTGCACATTCAAAAACTTCTCGATACATATAATATAACCGAATGAAGCTTAAAAACAACATCCTAGTAACAACAGTTAATTCAAAAGGTCCACCCATGAAAACACGAGTTAATTTCTTTTGAATTTTAAGGAAAGTACGGGGTTCATCTTTTAGTGACGCAGTAAATAAAGTATTACCCATTTCACAATCTTCATATCTTTTCATCAATGCAGAAATTCTAGCTAACACTCTTTCATTTACCATAAAAGGTTTAGATTGATCATTGTCAATAAATGTGACAAAATCTTTCTTTGGCTTTTTATAATAAGCACCTGCACTAGTAGATAAATTGATACGATCTACATATTTCAAACCAGGAACACCATTTAAAGCTACAGATAAATCATAAACTTGTAAATTTTCAAATTCTTTTGATGGTAGCATTTCAGACCATTCTTCAAACATAACATCAGAAACCAAATCGATAATACGCGGTGATCCGACGTTATGTTGAACAAATGTTTTCAAATGATTCATTTGCACTTCCCAACCTTTCATTTCAGCTGGAGCATGTAGACGGGGAAAACCATCTCTTTCCAGAAGTT